GACCGAGAACTTAGCCAATTTTAAACAAACAATAACCAAAGCTCGCGGTCTACGGATCGCGGGCTCTTTTTGTAACTAAAGGAATAACCATGCTTACTACCCTATGCCTAGCACTCGCCATCTATCACGAAGCAAGGGGAGAAAGCTATATCGCTAAACTCGCAGTCTCCAAAACAATCTACAATAGAGTCGAATCTAACCGATGGCCCAACACTATTTGTGAAGTAGTAATGCAACCAAAACAGTTCTCATTCGTTAAAAAAGGAAGAGTGCCAATGCCAAAAGATGAAAAATCTTGGCAAAAAGCTTACGTTTTGGCGAAAAAAATTGAGAAAAATCCGGAAATTTTGCCGATAATGGAGGCGGATCACTTTCATTCTGTGCAAGTTAGGCCCGTTTGGCGTAAACGATTGCATAGGCTGGTGAGAATTGGTAACCACATATTCTACTCGTATAAACAACCAAAAGCCATAAAAACAAGCCTTAGACCGCAAATTAGAGGCCAAAAATCGCGGCCCGCGGAGCTTGAATAACGCCGTTACTGTATATAGGGCTGAAAAATAAAAAAAATAAAAAAAGTATTTTCAAGCCGTAACCAGTGTAACTTATGTAACTTGACCTTTAAGTGTATATATATAAAGGATATTATTGGTTACATAAGTGGTTACACCGAGTAAGTAGTAAAATGTAACCAAAAAGATAGTTCTTAAAGACCAAAGTGCCTAATGGGGGGGTGGGGGAATTTTTTTATTAAAAGTTTTTTCTGGCGTATATAAGAGGATCGGTTGTATAAGAGTTTTAACAATAGTTAAACTGTGAGAAACAACCATGACCAAAGTCAAAAGAGGTCGGCCCGTAAAGAAAACAAAGTTTGGGATAATACCCTCTCCACTCCTGATTAAAGAGCGAGCCGTTCCAAAACATAATAAGCTTGTTGACCCAGATAGCCCGCGTCCTGATCCTCGTGGTCGTAAACGTATTTCTGTAGATAGTAAGCTTACACGCAAACAAGAGCTTTTTGTTAAAGAGCTTGTGAGCAACGACGGTTTAATAACTTTCAAGGAAGCCGCGATAAAAGCGGGCTATCCAGAAAGTTCTGCACATACCCGTGCTTATGAACTAACCAACCCACACAAATGCCCGCACGTTGTTGCCGCCATTAAAGCGTACCGCGCCGAACTGGATGCTAAGTTCGATGTAAACTACGGTAGGCATATCCGAGCGCTTCAACAGATTAGGGACGTGGCTTTGGAAAACGGAGCTTACTCTGCCGCTGTTCAAGCAGAGTATCGAAGGGGCCAAGCGCAGGGAGATATTTACGTTAGTAAGTCTGAAATCCGCCACGGCAGTATTGACAGTATGAGCAAGGAAGAAGTTCTGAAAGCTTTAAGCGATTTGAAAGAAGGCTATGGCGCAAACGTTATTGACATTACCCCAACCGAAGATGCCGACGGAAGCGGGACTGTACCGCCAACTAAAGACCGCGCTAAAAAGCCGAAGAAACTGGCGGCTGACAAGAATTGAAAATTGGGTAGGCCAAGGCATTCCCGATCTTTTGGTTTGTGATGAGGTTGGAAAGTTTCATTTTATAGAATTAAAGTTTTGTAAAGCTAACGCGGTTAATCTGAGCCCGCATCAGGTTGCGTGGCTCACACGTCACCTTACAAGCAGTAGTTGGATTTTAGTTAAGCGACAGGCCAAGGCGGACGTTAAGGCCACCCTGCACCTTTACAGCGCTTCTCAGGCCATATCCCTAGCCGAGGACGGTTTAAAAACCCCGTCGATTGGATCGTTTGACCACCCTTTTGATTGGAATAAAGTTTTCGGCTTGATATCTCCCATATAATCGCTTACGGTGGTTTTGTTGAACTTTAACAAATTGGAGAATATTATGAATATTACTTGCGAAAGAAAACTTTGGGACGTTGAAAAAGAAGCGTTGATCGGCGAGGCTAAATTAATGCTGTTGTTGAAACAGAATAGTAATTGGGTCGGCAATGGTACTCTTTACCGAACTACTAAAGAGAACGTTTTTCATTTTATCGATCACGCCGCCATGTTGGTTACTGGTAGGGGGAAGTCATAATGGGTTTCGATGAAACAAAAACGTACTGGTCACAGAATGGAAAGCACGAAAAAAAGCTTGAGGCTCTTCACCAGTTGATTGACGCTACTCTTATCTGGGAAAAACCTTACCGTGCGAAAATGCCCAAAGCTTATTCGGGTGGTAAAAACTATAATTTAGAACGGTTACGCACTGCTAAAAATGCCTATTATCGATGGTATAACGACGGCGATAAAAACCAAATTTTTAGCCGCGCTTTAAAAAATTGTTACTACCATAACGACGGTGTTGAAACCGTTATCAATCAAAAAATTGAAGCCGCTTGGTTAGAGCAGTACGGGGTAGCCGCGTAAATGTTTTTGATTCATATTATAGGTCGCATTCTTTACGGCCGAAATTATAAAAAATTGAGCGAGCGAGCCAGCCAATCCAGAAACCGTAAATTTTAGGAAAATTAAACCCGCTTTACACGCGGGTTTTTTTATGCCTATAGTATGGGAGTAAACGCATATTGGAGAATGCAAAATGTTAAAACAAGAACAAAACAAACGTTTTTCGGGCCCTTGGGTTGTGTTATCTAATCACGATCAAAAAAGTTTAGAGAGCTATAAATTAAAAGAGAACGCAAGGCGAGCGGCTCAATCTTTAACCCAGCACGAAAAAAACAACGGCCGCGATATCTTTTATGCGGTTTCTTATGTTTTAGATTGGGAGAAATTGCCATGCTAAAAACTGTTGAACTTAGCCGCGCCCAAAAAACAAAAGGCGTTGCGGTAACTTATCGCGCCGGGACAAACGATAATTTTGGAACTTGCCCAGCAACTTGTGAATTAAATCCGTCAGGTTGTGGCGCGTCAAAAGTCGATCAAGATTACCTTGATGCCGTTAGCGATGCCGTACCGCATAAAGGCGTTGCCTTTACTTACTCGCATTTTTCCCCAATCTATTGGGCGAAAAAATTAAAGCCGGGTAAAACTGTTATAAATTATTCAGCCAAAACGGCCGCACTTGCGGCGAGATATGTTAAACAGAATATTCCAACCGTTTGCGCGGTTCCCGTTGCTTTCTGGGAGGGACGCAAAAAGACAAACGTTGACGGGGTTAACGTTGTTCGATGCCCAGCCGAATATTTAGATAATTTTGGTTGCGCTCAATGTGGCGCGGGCGATCCACTTTGCGCTAGGCTATCCCGTAATTTTGCGGTTGGATTTACAGCGCACGGTGTACACAAAAAGAAAGCCGCTAACCCGGATCAAGCGGGCGGTTGCTATGCCACTGGTGGTAACGTTCTCTTGCACTGGACTAGCACGTCGAAGCAAGAGCAAGAGGAAAGCGACGGGGATAAGTTGCGGCGATTTGCTAAAAGCTTGGCCCCTCGAACTATATTGCGGCATCATATTGCGGGCGATATTGGGGCAGAATAGAACTTTCTAAAAATTCACTTGCGTAAATATCAATATGCGATTATATAAGACCTAGGGAAAATGATCCCTTTTTACATTTTGGAGAATGAAAATTGACACATAGAATTGAAAACGAGAATAACGCACTTTCTGATTTACTGGAAAAAGTGAAAGACCAAGCCGCAAGAGCGGCCGACTATTTAGCGCCAACTAACGATTTACAAAAAACGACTTCGCCAGAAGGTGCGCCGCAAATGGTTATCGAAGCAAATCGCGGCGATTTAACCAAAATATTTAATATTAACGACACTGCGTTCGGACAAATTGCAACGCATGCGGGAATTGACACAAGAACGGCCCGACGTTTGCAAGAGGGTTACGCCCCAGAATTTGACAATCTGATAAATGCAATTTGGCAAAAAGAGCCGAAGCTTCGCATGGTTAGAACTCACGACGATTATAACGCCCAAACCGACGGAACGGCCCGCGCTTTTGTTTCTGATAAGTTTAAAACGTTTGATAACGTCAATTTATTGCAAACCACCCTTCCCCAATTAATGGAAAGCGACGCGCAATTTCAAGTTGTGCAAGCTAACTTGTCAGAAAAAAGGATGTATTTACGTTTAAAAAGTTTAGTCCAAACTGGCTCGGGTGCAAACGTCGGAGATCATATGGCGAACGGAATAGGGTTTGGTAATAGCGAAGTTGGCGCGGGCTCAGTTTCTGTTTATCAAATGTTTTGGACGTTAGCTTGCCTTAACGGAATGCAAACCGAAAACAAAACCCGCTCTAGTCACATAACTAGCGCCCGCGATGGTGACGATTGGGGATTGCTTTCCGACGATGCAAAGAACGCTGACAACCATGCTCTTGAATTGAAATTGCGTGATTTAGTCGGAGTTTATTCCAGTCGTGAAGCTTTTGACGAAGTATTAGACAAGATGAAAGCGGCCGCAGCCGACGTTATCGATGGTGAATTTACCGACGTGACCGACGTAGTTAACAATTTGGGCCGCGTTATGCAGTTGACCAAAAAAGAGAATAGCGACGTTTTGAATGGTTTAATGGCAACGATAGGACAAAGCGGGTTTGAGCAATCCAAACCGCTTTCCCGTGCTACTCTTATTAATGCGGTAACCGCTGTGTCTCATCGATCCGACGTTGACGATGTAGACATTTGGCAACGTCGAGGCGGAAAGCTTTTGGATATGTCGAGCCGAGATTGGAACCGCGTCGCGGCTTAAACCTTCCTAAAATTCTACCCAACTGGCTCGCCTTCTGGCGGGCCTTTTTTTATTCATTTGACTACCCACCCTATTATATGCGAGAAAACCCGTACGGGCGGCTTCCGTCCGATAACTACATTTTGGAGAATGTAACAATGCACGACCTAAACAAAAACTTACTCGCTACCGTCGCAACCCAGAACGGTGATTTTTCCGACGTTTTAAAAGAGCTTGAAACAGCCAAGGCAAACCTCGCCGAAGCTCAAGATATTATTGCCCGCGCCAATCGTTTTCAAAATGTAATGTTGGAAACTTTAGAACTACCAATAAAGGACATTGTTCGAGATGAGATTGAGAGAACTCTAGAAGTTAGCTTTGAGCATTTGTTGGAAGAACATTTCGACATTCATAATTATAATGATGAGATTGCCAGCATGGCCTTAGAAGATTTCGACATTAACGATCATACCAGCAATCTTGATTTGGAACCCCACAGTGAGGACGAAACAAAAGATTTAATTCGCGATATACTGCGCGGCGCAACTTTCAAGATGGACGTTTGATATGGCAAATAAAACCATAGCCGAACAAATCCAGTTTCAACTTCAGTTCATGGGGATGATGAAAATGTGCGGCCGCAATGAAATGGCGGACACTGCATACATCAAAGCCCAAGAGC